GTGCTCCAGCAGATGAAATATTCCACGCTGTAAGCCTTGCAATACCTTACGGCTTCACGGAAGGAAGGGCGCTCATCAGTTCGGCCGGATATGCCGGCATCGGTAAATACCCGAACCACGTCCGCGTCCAGCGCTGCCGCTTTTTTATACCCCTGCTCGATCTGGCTCTCTATCGGCAGCCCGTCATCCGCCTGCCGAGCAGTCGACACACGGGTATAAATAATTGCAGTCGGATTGCGCGGCATATGGCTCAGTCTATCCCTTCCTCGCTATACGCAATATGTTACGTATGCTGACTTTTTCACATAACTGCCGCTCCAATTTTTCCTTGATTTCGCGCGGCGAAAAATTCATCTCGATCAGCGTCTCGATATACCGATTCCGCTGATATCTCACATATGTTCTGAACCGCCTGATGGGTATTAGCAGGCGCCCGTCATCCGCAAGACTGATCTGGTCTGAATCCAGCATGCGCCACATGATGATCAGGTTATCCACCCCTATTTTTTCGCCAATATCGATCCAGATACGTTGCAGGCCCATCGCCTGCAACTCGTCCAGCCGCGGGTCGCGTTTTTTTTCCGGGGCCGGTTCAAAGTTCAAAACCATGCAGTTATCCTGGTACCCTCCCCCCCTGGCAGACTGATGACCCCGCTCCTGCCGACCCCCCACCCCACCGTCATCCCGGCAGGCAGACGATACCGACACGCCAATTCCCAGTTCTGAACTTCGCTTTTCCTTATCCATTACCACTCTCAAACCCTCATGCCACCGTTGACCAACTGCGCTTTATGGAGATAAGGCGCATTAACCTAGTTGCGGGAACCAAGATGATTTAGCCCGATATTTGTCAAAGTTACCGACACTCCGACAACCCCCAGCTTCGCCTACTCCCACCTTATATCTCTCTTCGAACATGGTCCCCCGTATATGGGTTGCGCGCACCAGAAACCCCGCGAGCGCCCCTCGATGCAGCCCTGCTTTTACCCCGGCTTGTTCAGCCTCTTCAAAAGGTCGCTGACTGGCGTTTTTATTTTTGCCAGGGGATTCGCACGATCGGCTTCCCGGGTCAGCTTTCTCATGGCGAGATGATCATAGATGGCAGTGCTCTTGGCATCTTCATGTCCCATCAACCTCTGCCTGGCAATAAGGTCAACTCCTTCCTCTGCCAACTCGGTACCGAACAGGTGACGCATTGCGTGGGGATGGATCTGATCCTCCGAGATACCGCAGCGCTTGCCGTACTTCTTGATCATCTGGAGCACGGCCTTTCGGCTAAGCCGGCGCTGTTCTCCGTGGTAGTTATCGGGACTGATTCTGCGGTTCATCAGGCTTACGAAAAGCACCTGGTCTCCGTTTGGAAGGCGGCGATCGATCTGCTTCAGATCCGCATGATCTAGGTAAAGGCGGAGCAGCAGATCGGCTTCCGCGGGGATGGGCAGCTTGCGCTGCTTGTCCCCTTTCTCTACCACTTTGATCAGGAGGCGGGCTTTTCCGTCGATCTCGTCCTGGATGATATTGCTGTCGTTTAAACGTATCAGGCCTGTTACACGTAGCCCGCACCCTGCCAGCAATGCCAGAATGGCGCCATCACGCACGCCCTCGAAGGTATTGAAATCAGGTTCCCACATCAGTTTGGCTGCGCTGGCCAGCGTCATGACTCGGGGGATTCTCCGGTTCTTCTTCGGGTACGGCAGATTTTCAGCAGGATTGCCACGGATGCGTTTTGAGGACGCCAGCCAGCTGTAAAACCCGCGAACCGCAGCCACATGAGGGCGCCTACTTACGGGGTCACGCAACCCGATCTTATGCAGGTAGGGCCCCGTAAAGGCCAGCAGCTCATCCTGCGAGATTTCACGAAGGTCGGCGGTACCGAAATATTCAGCCATGCGCGTTAACGCCAGGCGGTAAACATGGATAGTCCGGTCGGACCTTCCGGCGTTGAGGCGCTTGAACTCGAGGAAGGATTCAATCAGCTCAACCATGCCAAGGTGCCAGCAATCCGTTAACAGGAAAGGCCAGCGCCTGACCGCAACGCGGGTTAATCCAAACCACTTCAGTACGACTTACGGTTCCTCGAGCAGCAGAAATCCGCGCCGAGGTTTCGTACCGATCCCAGGCCGCAAGCATCGAGTTATAGAGGGGGTTCGGATACCCGGATAACACAACAAAACCTTCCAGCTCGAGCAAAACTTCCAGCAGCTCAACATGGGCAGCATCGTCCATTTCGTGACGATAGGTTCGTCCCACTCCGGTTCCGCGCATCACCCGGGTTGAATGTACATATGGTGGATCCACAAAATGGAGCGTTTCCGGTCCATCATGCTGTCTCAGTACCTTGATAGCTGATGCATTTTCTATGAGCACTCCCGATAAGCGCTTGCCGGCGCGTTCTATCGCTTCCGGATAGTAAGCCCATAGGTGCTGCGCCGTTCCATATTCGCGCCTCGTGTCGATTCGAAAACCTGTCCGGCCCTTTGTCGCTCCCGCGCTGCCGAAACCACACTGGGCCCGGACGGCCACGCGCCTGGCGCGTTCGACTGGGTCATCGGTTTCCTCATGAGCACGGATAAATTCATCACGTGCGTAAGGAGTAAAGGCAACTTGCCTGATCAACTCTTCCCGCAAATGCTCGTTTTGCAGCACCCGGAAGAAATTAACCACGTCACCGTCCAGATCGTTATATACCTCGGCATAGCAGCGCTCCTTTTGAAGCAGCACACCAGCTGCACCACCAAAAACCTCGGTATATATCCTATGTTCCGGAAAGAAACTCATGATCCAGTTCGCGAGGCGGAATTTGCCGCCGTGATATCTCAATGCGGGCTGAGTTACTTGTTCAGCGTTCATGGCCGAGACAACCCTCTCCCGAATAATCGAAGTTGTCACACTTCCCACACGGAATAACCTCGTGCCCCTTGGATAGCTCATCCAGCAACATGGATTTCGCCTCTCTCGGCGTCAGCTCGCGCCCGTCGTCATCCGTAAACACTCCCCTGAAATTTCTATCACTCCAGTTCATCAAGGCGCCCCTGACATCGAGGCACAGGTGATAACTCTTTCCCATTTCTTACCCTCAAAAGTGAAATCCAAAATGACCACACGCATTTCTTTCCGTGGATGCGTGGATAGCCCTCAAACAGATCATAAGGCATTGATTATTCGTAAAACATGATCCACGGGATTCCACTGAAAACCCGTGGATGGGGGTAAAAACCCGTGGATGCATTTTTAAGCAGCTTTTCTAACCCGTGGATTGCTGCTTTTCCTTCCACGGTATCTTCTTTTCTTCTTTCTTCTTTTAAAAGAGATAGATAGATAGAGATACGAGCCGCAGGTCCGAAAAATGAACCCGTGGATAAATCGCCTGAACCCGTGTAATAAAATAGACAACCCGTGGAAAAACAGCACAAACCCGCGAGGGACTTCCTCTCCACGATCAGGCACTTATATAACTTTCTGATATAAATCCACGGATCAGCGCGCCTACGCCCCCTTACCTTTAAGAAAAAAGCGCGAAGCGCGACAAAAAGCGGCTGCATTTCTATTTGGGGGGTGCGGGGGGACATCAGAAACCGGAATCGACGTGTGGGGTTGCGTGCAAGCCGTATTGATCCAGCTTGGAAAGGCTGAGGGCTGAGAGGTGCGATACACGGGCTGAGCCGATGGTGCGCTCAACGGTGTCAGAAAGGATTACACCGGCGCTTTGCAATTGCTTCTTGAATACCCGATCCGATTTGACTGGCAAACCGTTCCATTTCTCGCGCAGTGCCGGTGTATGAGCAAGATGCTCCATGACATGGCTGGTACGCACCAGCAGACAATTCTCGCCGTCTACGGAATCCCATTTGTATGGATACTTGAATTCATGTCGGGCGATCTCCGACAGCACCGTTTCCATAATCCACACCCATGGCTGACGGTCGGAGCTGGTATCGGTAATGTGGGCGTTCATCTCCGCTATCAGATCGTCGCCAAAGTCACCCTGCTTGATGTCGATCTCAGCAAATTCGCAGAGATAGCGCCAGGCGGTAAGCAGCGCCGCATAATTGCCAGCCATGCGCACGGCGCCATCATCCGCTCTGCTGGCGCGAGAATTACGCAGACAATGAGCCTTAATGCTCTCATAGACGGCCAGGACCTGGCTCCGGCTTAGGGCGGCAAGGAATTCAATCCACTGCTTCACCGGGAAGCGCGGCAGATCTTCGGGCATGAGCGGACCCTTCTTGCCGGTCAGTTGAGTACGCACGATCTTGCCAATTAGGCTGCGCACCGGGACATCCTCGCCGGCGAGTAAAACCGGTGCGGAAAGTAGAAATTCCGTCATTTCTGAAGAACCGAATGTGAGAGTGTATTGATAGCTTTCCTGGAGTATTCCCACCGCTATATTGATGATGTCCTCTTTTCTGGCCGATAACTCTTCCCATCCGACGGGGTGAGAGGTGTGCGAAATCGATGTCTTCAACCGGAACTGAGTTTGTATCGATTGCCCGGACAGCATAGTGAAACCGATTGTCCGCTCGAGGCGCTTGATCAGCGTCGATTTTCCATGTCCCTTGTCCGCTTGCATCATTAGATGCGGCCAGAAGCCAAGCAATACTTTCAAATGCCCGCCAAGTCCCCACACAAGTGGCAGGGCGGCGGCATTGCGTTTGAAGGTGCTTTGGTATTGCTCAATGACCTTTCGTGCATCCTGGCGCGTCCCTGAGGGGAAGGTCAGATTGTGATAGGGGCATTGCTGCTGCGGATTCGTGAAATAGCAGTCCGGCCCCTCGTTTATTACCAGCTTTCCGTCCCGATAGCATAGGCCAACGAAATTGGCTGCGTTGCGCGCTCCTATATGCGCGCCGCGTTCCAGGATATTGACCATGCGGAGGAAAGCGGATTGATTCCAGACCGGACCGATCTTTTTCCAGGTATCCACATTGTGCAGGCGCTCATCCTCTACCACCCGACGCACCAGGTGCACGCCATGCCGCGGGGTCTGCACGCTGATCGCGAAAAGGGTACGCGGCTGAATATCAGTTTCACCAGTCATGGTTGCCGTGGCTCCGGCGATCGTCACGCGCGACAGCCCAGCAATCCGAAATCCGGCCAGATCGGTAAATGTCAGTTTTTCGTTGCCGTCCTCATCCTTTTTAACCTCTGAGATGAAACTGGTAAAATCCTCCCGGACGCGATATCGCCAGTATTTGGTATCATCGTGGTAAGGCAGATACACCCGGCGCTTGCCGAAATCCTCTTCCACACTTCCAGGCTGGCCCTGAATGATCCAGGGCTCCAGCCTCCACAGTGCGCGCTTCAGCGCATCGATGCCGTGGATTTGAAGATAATCATTCAAGTCATTGATGGGCTTATCATCCGAATCTTTCCATTCCGACTGATCAACCATCATTGCCGCCACATCGAGGGCGGTGAGACGCTCATGAAGTTCCCAGGCGGCAGCACGGCCCGGACTGTGCCCCTTATTGTCCGGAGTGTCGTTATCCATCGCGATGACGACACGCTTGCCCTTCACCCAGGCGAGATCGATATTGGGTACGTTTCCGCAGCCCCGGATGGCAAACGCAGCGCTTTGCGGCATATCCGCACACTCAACCGATAAGGCATTGATCGGCGATTCCACGAAATAGACCGTCTGGGCTTTAAGAAGCCGGCGGATATCGCTGGTCCAGCCGTAGCCTGATTTTTCACCCTGACACTGGGTTTTGATGTTGCCGTTGATCGCGGGGTCTAGATAGCGCAGATCCACCGCCATTACGTGCCCGGGATTCAAACTGCGTACGATGAACGCAGCTGCTGGACCACCGAAACCTGGCTCACCTTCCGCAACCTTGCTAGATTTCCAGTCATTGAAGCCGACGGCACCCTTCTTGATGGCACGCTCCACCACTTCCCTGGTGATCCCGCGCCCAGTGAGATACTCAATCGCACGCTCCGGTTGTCCCAGGCAGCGATCGGCAATATATTCTGCACGAGTTTTTTCGCGCGGCTCGCCGCTGCGTTCCGGCTTGTCCAAGGGGAGTCCGAGATACTCATGCAGCATCACAATCGCTTCGCTCACCTCAACGCCACGGACAGCGCAAACGAGATCTATGCAGGTGCCACCGTCGCGCGTCGAGTGATCCTTATACTTGCGGCCGCCATCGTAAATCGATAGCGAGGGCGCCTTGTCCGCGTGATGCGGGCTCTTGTAATTTCCCCGACCACCCGGCCTTTCCAGACCCAGCCACTCCGCCAGATCATGGAGATCAATGCGCTGCTTGAGCTCGTCAATCGTCGCCATATGAAACTCTCATGCTGGTACGTCATCTCCGAATTTGGAGGCGACAAAGCAACGCATGGCTGCTTCAAGAGCGGTTTTGCCAACGTATACGTAGTTTCTGTGATTCGCGTAAATGTGCCCCACCCAATTCTCAGCAGGTTCAAGCATTATTCTTTCACGTTCGATAATCGGGCCACCCTGTAACCAATCCTCGGACGGGTTCCAGCGCGAGACGTGACAGCGATAGCGGTTCTCGCTTTTTGGGTCATACCATATGGGGATAGAGCCCCATAGACGTTGTTCCCAACCGAGCGCCTTGGCCACCAAATGATTGAGCCGATGCCCTGTGAGTTCAGCAGTTTTCATTGATTCATCATCTTTACGTGATACCTGAGCTCAACCCGGGTAGCGGCTTCTCTCAGTCTACTGGCGCTGCAAAGCTTCATTGCTTCCAGGCCGATAGCCATCATCGTTTCCAACTCGGCACGTTCTTCGTCGCCCCAGGCGATCAATTCAGCAATGCAGGCTTTCAGGCGTTCGTCTTTCAGCTTGGCTGCTACGGTTGCGAGGTATTCCAGTTCAGATCGTGGCAAATTGCCACGCCCTTGCAGGAGCTCCTTCGCCCGGGCCGTGCAGTGATTGATCACGGCTTGTTGATATGCTGGGGCGCTCATTCGATGGCTTCCTCCGCCGTTTTCCGTAATTTCTCCGGTCGGATGTAGAGCTTGGTTCCGACAGGAAAGTTACCTATCCAACCTATAAAATTGACCGCTACCCCGCACCCAAACGCCACTACCTCGGCAGCTGGCTGATCTTCCTGCGCTTTCAGCTTTTCAGGTGCATTATGCTCAAGCCACATCATTCCAAGCTTTACCATGAGCTCGGCCTCATCTGAGTTGGTTGGCATTTTTACTACCCGCTCCGGCTTTGCTGCATAAAGCGGCTCATTCGAGTCATGGATGAGCATTCCTCCCGGATCGCTTGTCACGTCTCGCGGATCACGAGGTGAGCCGTCAGAACGGTGAGTAACTAAACTCTCAATCGCATGATTGCCGGAGCGCATCTGGTCTATTTCATCCTTGAGCGCATCAACCTGCGCTTCCAAACTTGCGCGATACGCGAAATCGCCTTTCGGGTCAGTGTCCATATTGTCGAGTCCTGTGTATGCCGATGTGTCGCGGTATGCTGTCATCCAAACCTCTCTGCCAGTTCTGCCAACACATCCCCATGGCAAGGTTCTGGTGAGCACCAGCAGGCCAGGGTTTTCCCTTTAAGCTCATGCAGGGACTCAAGAAGCGCAACCTGCGTCACAACCCACTCCCTGTATTTCTCGATCACTTCTTCACGAGTGCCGTCACGGCCCATCACGAACGGATTACCCCATTTGCTCGGCCTGCCGATATAAATGTCGTATGGGGATTTCTTGCAATGGACGACCTTTGTCATTTGGTCGGCCTCAACAGTCGAGCAATATGCCCCGCATAAACCGCAACCGCTTTCCAATATGCGGCCATTGGTGCCTTGTGGGATCGCCATGATTTCTCGGCGCGGGCTTGAGCATCCTGCCGGATGTCAAGCAGCAAAGAGCGAAGCGCGCTGCGGGCATCCGGCGAGAGATCGGCAAGACGCCCCGCAGCTGGAAGAGATAAAAGTGGATTACGAACCTGTGCCGAAGTGCTACGTTCGCTCATGCATCCTCCTTGCCCACTCCAGATATGCGCAGTGATCGGATCCGTTCATGCACCCACATGCTGGATATGATTCCAAATGGGCCGCCAGCCAAAAACGCTGCGATCTGCATACCGCCGGCATCCGGCGCAAGTTTGAACAGCACCAGGTTGCTGATCCCTATGCCGAAGCTCGTGAGGAACGCCGCAAGGTAACGGCCATGGTTGACGTTGAGGCTTTGCAGTCCCAGAAAAAACACCAGCGCGAATGTACTGGCGAATAGGGCAAGCTCATTCATGTTGAAAAATCATGACGACCTGCCCGGCTCTACCCCGATGGCACGCAATGGGCGGTCGTAGATAGGCTCATCGGAATAGACGCATTGCAGCTCCCAGCGATCTTTCACGTTTGGCTTGAGTCTCGTGGCGATCAGTTTTTCACCGGCCTGCGAATCTGCACACATGGTAGACAGGCGGTTAATTTCTATTTTCTGTTCGCGATTCTGATTGCTGAGCCAGGAGATGAAGCCAATGACAGAAGCGACACCGATGACGACTATCACTCCCATCACTCCGATAACCTGTCCCGGGTGATTCGGATCCGGCGGCTGATACCACGCAGTCATAGCGGCCTCCGGATTGTCCATTCCACCTTTACGTCGTGAATTTCTACGGACAGGATTCGATCGATGTATTCCGTGGTGACGATGCGCTGGGTTTCGATACCGCCCAGTTCGTCGCATTTTGCGACGCCCTTGATAACGATGCGAGGAGCACGCCAGGCCAAATTGACCGACAGTACGACAAAACCACGATGCATCAGAATCAGGGCGACTCGCCGCATTGCCGTTATGGCATCCATGATCCCTTGATTTTCGATGCCTCCAATGCTTGAGGGGCCAGCGTGGGTGATCAACGCGTCATGATTCGCTTGGCCATGCTCCATGCCTTCAACCAGGTGTAACAAAGTCCTGGATCTCGCCACAGGTAATATGCGAGGAATAATCTGCTCACTTCTAGCCTCCATTTTTGTTATCCTCCGAATCGTCAATGCTCTCGCCTGCCAGCGCCATGTACGCCGCGCCGTTCAGGTAATCGTCGATGATGGGACGCCCATTCTGCGATCTGGAAAGTTTCAGAACGACCATGAATACCCAGCCGTCGCGCTGGCTAAGAGAGTGCCCGGTAAGGGCATTGAATGTGGTCACCGCGCGAGCCATGCTGCGTTCTCCGTTCTCGCGGTCAAGCTGGTCTGCCCGCGCGGCAATTTCATCGGCGGCCGAAATGAGAATGTCTACCGCGGCATGTTTCATGCTGCCACCCTCCCCTCGTAAGCCTTACGGAGTGCCGCTCCACGCACGCGGCGGCGGGACGGGAAAATACGTTCGATTTCAGCACCTACGTCCTTCCGGCTCATGGTCAGGTATTCCATGCACGAGGCGATGCTGGTATGGCCCAGCAGGTTTTTGAGGCGCACGAGTGCAGCCTGTGGGCTTCCCTCGCTGTTCTCGAGGAAGGTTACGGCGAACGTGTGCCGCAACCAGTGCGGCGATATCGCGGGGTCGATACCGGCCTCGATAGCAATCTCTTTCATGCGTTGCTGGTATGCGCGTTCCGACATGGCTTCGCCATTGCGCGACAGGACAAGTGGGTAAAGTTCCGGCAACTTGGAGATCGCCATACCTGCCATCTCCGCACATATACCCAGCAGGTCGCGCAGCGCATCCTGCACTTCCCCCTTCGCATGCACCGAGAGATCACACGCCTTCTTTTTGCGGTGCTCTTTCGGGACAAATAGATATCCCGAGTTCAGCGCCGCCTGCGCATCGCCGACGGTCAACATGCTGAACTCCTTTAGCCGCATGCCTGTCGTCAATAATAGACGCACCCAGGCATAATCCCGTCGTCCTAAGAGATCGCCCCTGCGCCGCATTGCACGGCGCAATTTCGATTCTTCCTCATTGGTCAAACATCTGTTTCGTTTCATCGCTCGCCCTCCTGTTTAGTCCATGCTGCCTTTGTGCCCCACCCGCGCCGGCAGCTTGCGCGGATAGTTTTAACCTTCCTGCGCAGCCTCAAGTTCTCCCATCCAAATCGCATTGCCTTCATCCATACCGGAACAAAAAGCATCGAATGCTGCAGTGCCTATCCGATGGACATGAACGATTGCTGCATCGTTGATACGAAGCTCCAGCAACGCTCTCACCCCAGCCTTATATTCCTGACTGCGTGCAACTCGGCCAGCGTGAAATGCTTCGTTCATCAGTTCATCTACAGTTTTCACTTGCTATCCCCTTTAAGGCCGCTTGATGTTTTGGATTTGGTAAAAATTCGCGCCTCCAGTTCGCTGCGGAAAATGAGGCAAAACATGCGGTGGAAGCTGACCTCCTGCCCAGGCGAAAGATTGTCATCGATGGTCAAAAGGCCGCGCTTGGCAAGGCAGGCCGGAGCAGGATTCGTCCTCACTAGACCATCTCCTTCATCCGTGCCAGGCCTTCGAGAATCGAAGCGATCCATTCGTATGATGCGCGCTCGATCTGCAGATACTCTTCTGCATCGATGCGATCATCGGTCGCGAGCGCGCAATGTATGGCGCGGTAAAAATCCCCGCCTTCCAGTCCAATCTTGGTGATATGCGCGATGAGCGCGGTAGTGGTGAGGTTGGAGAGGTCGGGCAATGAATAACACACCTCTCCCACGGTTGCGGCAAAGGCATGGAGAACGCGTTTATCGCCGCTCATGATGGTGAGAACCACTGCGTCGGCTAGGGTCGGTATGTGATGGCTTCTCTCGGTCGCGTTGGCCTTGTTGTACAACGTGCCCGTAGCGACAACCATCTTCCCCGCCAGCTCTTCTACTCCTCCCGGATATTCATGAACAACATCATGAAACGCTTGCTGGACGTTCTTCTGAATCGGTGCTCGCCCCATGTGTTAGCCCTCCTCCACAATTAACCTATTACTTATCATCTTTTGCGGAGACACTAGGCTTGCAACAGCTGTATCACCGCATCAAATCCGCCTCCGTGCTGCAACACGGAAGCGGATAAATATTTATGCCGTTTTCTTGATTACGAAACGATCTGGATAAAGCACTTGCTCTTCCGTAAGACCTCCATCGAAGAACCTGACTAGGCGTTCGGCGAGATTGGGCGAAACACCATGGTTTCCGCTTTCCACACGCGATATGGTCCCTGGAGAGCACTGAACCCCAGCTGCTACGTCGTAGATCGTGAGCCGGCGTTGAGTTCTGATTTGTTTAAGTGGCGTCATGTTTCGTCTCTCGCAACATTATAGGCACATGTTGCGTGAAACGTAACAAGTTGTCAAGGAAAAGTTGCGCCCCACGTGTTGCGCGTTACGCAACATTAGATAAGAATGCCCCCATGAAAATTGGGGGTGTTATCGAGGCTTGCCGCAACGATCTGGGATGGTCGCAAGATGAACTGGCTGACAAAACCGGTACAACGAAATCCAACTTATCCCGGATCGAAAAAGATAAACAATGGCCTCGCCCAGAACTATTGGAAGCCATTGCGGCCGCACTCGGCCTGAAGGTCTATCAAATATTCGCAGCGGCTGAAGGGATTGAATTGCCTATTGCGCCCCAAAAGCTTCCAAGGGGGGAAGACGAAATGTTGAATGCCTATCGAGGAATGGACAACAATGCCAGGTTACATTTCAAGGCAATCGCTTTGATGTTGGCGGCGAAACGATGAGGGTGGTAAATTCAGAGTGTTTTTGTCAATGAGATGAGAGATGCGAAACTTCTTCGTCGTTGCTATCTGTTTTTTGCTGGCCTCCTGCATCACCATGTCGGTGACAAGGAAGCCCGAGAATATGACGAGGTTCTCGGTAAATGCCAATTACCAGGCTGCGTTCCGCATCATTGATGAAAATCTCAAAAAATGCTTTCCCGTAGGCTATGTGAATAGCACCATTTATCCTGATCAGCAACGCGCAAATATTACCGTCGCCAGTAACCTAAGTAATACGGTATGGTTCTCGACCGATATTAAAGGCGACGGTAGCAATGCCGCTACTGGAGATTTTTATACCGTATACGCGAAACAGAGAGAGCAGATAAACAAGTTCAAGGAATGGGTAAATGAGGGAAAATCGGGCTGCAGTTAACCCATAAAGCTCTTCGCCGCCCAACCCATCACTCCACCTACCGCCAGCATCACAATCGCGATTCCGAACACAATTTGCGTCGTGTAAGGGGATTTCTCGATCGCGTCCAGACCTTTGTCCATCACGCCATCGGCCTGCTGATTCAGGCCTTTTGCCTCATCCAGCGCCTTTGAAAGTACGTCCTGAAGCGCGTTTATCTGGTTTTTTACTTCGTCAGCATTCATGTCTAATCTCCTCTCAAAGATAATACGCAACCGTGAATAATCCTACCCCTACCAGCCAATCCAGAAGATAGTAGGCCAGCAGAAACAATGCGCAGCCTACCGACCAGAATATAAGGTCCAATTTGCCAACCGCCTGCCAGTCATGCTGAATCAATTCCCTGACTATCCCGATTCCCATTGCCAATACAGCGGCGGCCAGCACCGGAAAATATACGAATAGCGAAGTGAGCACGATGGCTATGACAACGTGCAGAACCTGATCCCGTATCTCGGCCCAGAGCGGCTTTACCATGCGATCGCTTCCACCTCTACAATCGTGGTTGCTACATCGATCTCTGCCTTGCGGTCTTTCGCGCGGGTGTGCAGCTCGAGCGCGTAACCCGCGAGTGCTGCCGGCATGGCAATCATGGCTTCTCCATCCAGCGTCACCACGCTATTGTCCTGCGCCGTCCAGTCGATGGAGAACGGCTCCGCAGCTGCGATGGCTGCCTGTGCGGCAAGACAGGAAACGCTGATGCGCTGCACGCTGCGGGGGTCGGAATCGAAAATTTTTCCCAAATAGGTAAACCCTGACGCCTCGAGCGTATCGCGCCGTGAATTGATCTGGGCGTGCGCATCGGCCTTGGCCTGGTCTAGTGTCCGCGTCGGCTCGGCGCCCGCGGCTTTCCAACGGGTGATGTACTTCTGATAAGGACGGAAAGCGGTGACGCCGATGGGCCGGTTGGGTTTGCGCTCCTGCGCCCCCGGATCGTATTCGATATGTCCAGCGCCGCTTCCGGTGTCGAACTGGACCGCGTGTATATCAGGATCCAGATCGGCCATGCCGACGGCACGGAATACGCCGTCAACACCGACAAATCCGTCATCCTGGATGATGGTGATTTTCATGACTTGTTCTCCAGTCGGTTATGGGTTTCTGCGAGGTGCAAAATCGCGTTTGCCATCTGCTGCGATGCAGTGACGGATTCATTCCGCAAGCTTTCCACTGCCGCGGCAGCCTGGCGCGTTTCCTTACTGGTCTCGATCATCAGCACCGGCAACCATTTGATGGCGCAATCGTGCATGTCGATATCGACTCCGGTCTGGGGATGCTTGCCACGTATTTGCACCCACCACTGGCAGCGATTCTCCACGCAGGCTCCCTTGAGCAGGGGACAAATGACTTCAGATTTACTGCTGCCGAACATGCTTACTCCTAATTCTTGGTAGCGATGATCACATCGCTGTATTTGAGATTGAAATTGCTGATGGTGTGGGAGTGAGAACCGTTGCCACCGATATCTTCCCCGTTATCACTCCATAAACTTCCTACGGCATCCATGAGATACATCCTGTTATCTCCATTAACCGTTACAGCCGTTGAGGTGTGCAAGGTCTTGTTCCTGTGCCGGTGCCACGGCATGTGAGCGATGCCAAGGGTAAAACCATCGGTTGCCTTGCTCCCCGTGAATGTGCCACTGAAGGGAGTTGTTCCGCCCGCGCCGACAGAGCTCGTAACCACCCGCAATGCGATATCGTTGTACGCGGAGTTGGTTTCCTTGTTCCATCCCGAGGGGGCGAATGTCTGCTGGAAGATCATCCGCGTGCCGGTGGGGAAAGCGCCATCAGGCTGCCATGATGGCGCGGCGCCGGGACCATTGGATCGCAGGACGGAACCGGCACTACCCGCGGCAAGCCGCACTAGTGTGCTGACGCTACTCGCATAGAGCAGATCCCCGACGGCATAGGCCGTCTGCCCGGTCCCACCCTGGTTCCCCGGCACCGTGGGGATTTGCCCGGTCGGCACTTTGCCCCCGGCATCCAGTTCGGCAATTCCCGATGCCGCACCCTTGGAATCCTTCATCGCGTTGACGTTATCCGCCATCTGCTTGATCTGGGGACGCGCCACGGCGGGCGAATCCGTGCCGGCGTCCATGCTGGTGACATCGATTGTGACTGTAGGCCAGGCCATGATGGTTTTCCCCTATGAGCCCTGGATGCGCGCATCGATCACCGCGTCCGCCAGGGCATTGCTTGCGTTGTAAATCTTGATGCGCGGACCCACGCTGTTATCTTTGTCGATCAGCACCCAGCTCCATCCCGCGCCCACGTTCTGCAGCGCGCTCACCGCCGCCTGGCGGATCACGCTATACGATTTGGTGATGGGAAGCCGAACATCGCCCACACCGAGGCGATACGCTCCGGTGAGCGTGGCGGTGTTCAGATCGTTGATATCTTCCGTGATGGGTTCTCCGGAGAGCTTGATATCCATCTGTGTCAGGCGCGGGGAACTCCCGGTGAGCGTGGCGCGAATCTTGATGTAGCGGGCGGTAACGAGCGGCCCGACCGTAGCCCAGGCGCTGTAACTCACGTTATCGTCGCTATGAGCCTCTTCTATCGTCTGCGTGCCATCCCCGACTGCAGAAACCAGCGGAGTGAATGGCAGCGACACACCCAGGTCGATGACTGGATGCTCATAGGTGATGCTGCCTGCCGGGGTCAGCACCCATGCCGTATAGGCATCCCAGCTCGTGAGATCGGCCCAGGTAGTGGTATCCATCGCCGACAAGGCGCCGCTTTCCGGTTCGACCAGGCAGTTCGTTTTGGTGCCCGGCCATCCGAGCATATGCGGATAGACGCTGTAGAGTATCCCCGCCATGCGCGGATCCGGCAGGTCAGCCGTGATAAATACGGCATTCTCAGACTCGTTGCCCGAATCGTCGAATCCCTTGACCGCAAAGGTGTAGGTGCCTGCGGAGAGCAGGTTCGTTTCATAGGGGGACGCGGTCAGCAGGCCATTATGGAGGGGAGACAGGTCTGCCCAGTAATCGGTCCATCCGGTTCCCAGTCGGTACCGGATGGCATATCCTGCGAAATCAGGCGGGGATATGCCCGGCATTGCCATGTCGAACTGGCGCGTCCCGTCCGGCTGCGCCGAGATCAGGAAGGTCTGCACATCCGGGGGTGGCGCCGCGAACGGGTCTCCAACCCACTCGGACCATTGCCCCACGCCAAGGCCCACCCCCGCCACGCGCACCCGCACCGGCCCGCGCTGCGCCGGGATTGACGCATTGGTGGCTGATGCGATTCCCGCCCGCTGCCAGCTGCTGCCATCGTTGTACGACCATTCGACATAGTAATGATCGGCTCCCGCCGCAGGCACCCAGGAGATAAGCAGCAACGGTGTGCCGGCGGTGCCTCCCAGCGTGACATTCACGCCGCTAACATGCGGACGCGTGATTTGCGCCGGCAGATTCCATGCGGTGGAAGGCGGCGGGGCTGTGCCGGTGTCGGCTGTATGGACGGCGGGATCCTCTACGACGAACGAGAGTTCGACGCGTTCCATCGAGCGGGGGCGAGGCGAGATGACCCGCACTTGCTGATAGAAGCTGGTAGCGGGACCGAATACGTAGGATGTGCGCTCCCGGTCGCGGCCGGTATCAGGAGTGAAATCCAGCGCCGTGCTCAGCACGGCATGGTGATCATCCACGCCTGCCGTGGCGCTCCACGGACTGGACAGGCTGCCGTCACGCTTGCGGAACCCGAAATAATGCGTGCCGGTCGCCCATGCCAGCGGCTCGGAAAGCGTCAGGGTTTTCGTCGCGGCATCATAGGCCACCACATCACCCGATTGTCCCCAGCCTGGGCGATCACGCTGCAGCGCCACCAGGTCTCCAGGCAAGGGGATAAATCCCTCCATCTCGGTCGTCAGCGATGGCAGGATGCGCCGGTAGCGGTTGCTGGCCGCCTCGTACATCCCCTCGCGCCAGGCCTGGTTATGGCTGGTTACGCCAAAGAGGGTCAGCTTTGCCGGCTGGTCAGCGCTGTATCCGGGCAACTGGCATAGCACCTCTTTTTGCGTCCAGGTGGTCTCATCGAAATACTCGACGATCACGGAATCAGCGGTTTCATCCCCGCTCATGACGTAGTCAGTTTTGAACGAGCCGCGCACGGTGTTGCGCATGTTGAATAGCGCCACCGGCATGGTGGCCGGCTCATCCCGAAAGAAGCGGATCACCATGCCGTGCTGGAACCATTTCGCCCTGCCGGCGCGTGCCGTTGCGGTCAATGCCTCGCCGAATGTCATCTGCGAATCGAATATGGCATCGAACCTGTCCCCGCGCGCAGTCCAGGCGGCATCCTTCGCCAGCAGCCATGCGAGGTCGTAGCGGCTGTCCGGCAAACGCGTCTTGCAGATATACGCCAATGCCCAGGCGATCGAGCGCGTATGCGTAGGTTGGCTCCAGGTTGTCCCGTTCCAGACGGGCAAACGGCGCTTGGCGATGAGATTGATCTTGCGCGAGGATTCCTGCGAAAGGCTGTTGGTCGCGCGCATGCGCACCGCCAGCATGGTCACATCCGGATAAGCCTGTGAAGAAGGAATATATCCGCGCAAACCAGTCCACATCACGTCATGCCCTACGCGTGTGGATTCATCCTTGGTATCTTTCCGGGTCAGGCGCGCTTCGTAGCGACCGGGGCCCACGCTGAATTTATAGGTGCGGCGTATCGGCGTGGCGGTCGCATCCGTGATCTGGATCGGCTGGACGGTCGCGACATAGCTGCGTGGCGGATGCGGGTCCGAACCAAAAGGCATCCAGCGCCAATTTTCCTGGTACACGATTCCACCCACGAAGATCGTGCCTATGAGCTCACCGGAATAATGGTCCGCGGGATTGGTGCTTCCGTATCCGGTCTGCGTCCATGGAGCGGTTGTGCCGAATATAAAAGTCGAGGCGTAACCTCTGGACCAGTAGCCGGAATAATAGTAGGTGTTGGTCTCCTCAATCGCCTGCCAGTTGCCGATCGGCGCGCCGATATCATCCACGGTGCGTATCTCGAGGGAGACCAGCACGCTCATTTGCGTCAGACCGCCATTGTCCGTGGCGTAGTACAGGCCACGCGGACAAACCACATCGACCGCAATGGTGTTGATCTGCGAGCCGGGGGGATTGATAACGAAAGGTCCAACGGTGGTATTCGTCAGCAGCTCCTGCCCGGCCACCTCCCCTGCCGTCACCACGTTGACGGGAAAGAGCGTCACCGGCTGGCCGGGGCCGAGCCATTCATAGGTCACTTCCGGGAAACTCGCGATCGGCGTGTCCTCGATGCTCAGCGATTCGAAATCGTAGTAGCCGCGCCCGATCACGAAGAGCTGGTAGAGATACTGTTCGTTTCCCGCGAATTCTGTATACGGTTCTGCGCCGAAATCCGGGTAGATCAGGTGCCTGCCGAATATTTCCGGGACTGCCTCGCCTATGCGAGCACGATTGCCCTGCGCTCCCAGGCTATAGGTCGGAGAGGGAGAAGCCTGCGCCTGAAACTGCAGGGGGCTCGGTTTTCTCGGCGAGCCCATGAGTGCATTCAGCATATTCGAGCCGACGGCGAACACGATACCGGAAACGATCATCTCGCCAGTAATACTCCCGATCAATGGCCCGGATATTCCCAGAAGCGGCGCCAACGCTCCACCAGTTGCTACCGCAGCGACCGCCATCGCCAGCATCAGAACAATCTTGAGAATGAGCGATCCGCCGCCTTTTCCCAGCGGCCGGATGACGAAGCTGACGATATCGCCATCCTCTATGCAGCGATCCCATCCTCTTTTCTCACGCAGAACCGGCACGCCATTGACGATGCAGATCATCGGCAAGTCGCTCTTCGGAGCCAGAGCGCGGATACGCCGGCGGCGCGTAATCTGGAAAGTCTCCCGTTCCCCGGAAAGCTCGCTCCTGACGATGACGACATTAGCCCGCACGGCACTCCCCCTCCCACCGCCAGAATCTGAGGAGCGGCCATTCCGACCGCACCACGAACCGGTTGGAGAACACCACGCCCGCTCCCTGCAGGCAATGCAGCACCCCGCCATGGTCCGTATCCACCCATACGCCGATGTGCGTGATGGATTTTCCGGTGCCCATCTCGACGCAATCCCCCTCGGAAGGCGTTGTGGTTTCCTGCCAGTTCCGGCGCGCGGGATGGCGATGCAGCAGGCGCACCCACCCCATGGGCCGGTCTTCATTCATCATGACTTGCGGCAAGTCCCGCCCGAAATGCTCGAGCTGGATGTGCCGCACGAAATTCCAGCAGTTATAGGCATGCGGCCCGGCAGCACCACGCTCCCATGGAATGCCCACGTATTCGTTCCACTTCATCGTGCCAGCCCCGGGTAGGCAGTGGTCGTATAAGTTGCATCCGGAAATTTGAGATTTGCCGGATCTCCGAAATTCGCCCGGGCTTCAACCTGCTGATCGGTTGCCGAGGCACCGGCCAGCGTCATGGTCAAAGGGGGAATGTTTTGTGGCGTGGTCAGGTCGCTGGCCAGATAGGCGCGATACGTAACTTCAATCTTGTAAGGGGAGGCGGTGCCCAATGCCAGATTAGCCTCGATTTCCGTACTGACGTTGTCCATCGTGATCACCAGCTCAGGGGAACTGGCGATGCGTGTTTCCGGCAGCGTCATGCCGAAACTGAATGCGATGAATGTCACGAATTCGCCCGGATTGAGCGGCGCACCAACCTCCAGTTTTGCTTCCAGATCAGCGTGGCCGAGCACCACGCGAATAGCGGTCGGTTGGCCGACCTCATCAATGAAATTGGGGTGGCGGAATTCGAGCGTATGCAGCATCACTTCGCCGGCGGGCGCGGTGGCCGCCGCTTCCTTCCATGCTTGTGAAATCGTCGGATCAGGCATCGCTCACCTCGATATCCCCCGATACCTGCCAATTCATGCCGGGCAGCGCCTGGTATTTGTACGGCTTGGTGAAACGCACGTCGTACGCGGCCATGCCGCTGCCCAGGTCCAGTGTAAGGGTCAGCCAGTCCGTGCCATAGTTCAGATCCTGGATCCAGAACAAGCGGAAAATTCCCATTTCCGTCGCCGTAAATTTCCAGGTAATGGTCAACTCTTCCGGCACATCGGTAAAGCGGCGCCGCTGGCGCGCAGTGCCCGCATCCATGTCCGTGCGCACGAACGCCTGGACGGGTGAGCCGCCGTATCCGGAAAGCGTTGGCGGCGGCAGGGGGGCGGGCCACGTGGCCATCAGCGCATCACCCCTGCCGCGGGATTGAGGCCATACTTGCCTTCCAGGATGGGGGCCAGTCCATTGCCGCGCATGATGTTGCGCCCCATCTTGCCCTCTATCTGCTCGACCATGACGTCCAAGGTCAGATTTCCATTTTCGTCCTGGCGCTGCTGGGCCTGACCGCCATTGCCGGGGGATTCGATCAGATTCAGCTGCACACTGACGCTGGCGCCGGTTCCCTGCACGCCGAGCTGACCGTTGGCGCCGCGCTTGAGGGGGAATATGCCTTCCGGACCAGCTTCGCCCGCCACGCCGAGGCGCCCGCCATTGCCGAAGAGGAAAGGGGTGATTCGATCGATGATGCCGCCGTCGGCAAAATAGCTCATGGCACCATCGAACCACGCACCTTTCGCGGCGAAACCAGTGAGGCCGCCACCGGATACGCCCGTCTTGCCGCCAGCACCCCCGCCAAACAGGCCATTCAGAAAGCTTCCGAGGAAACCATCCGTTACTTTCTCAAGCATGCCGAGAATCGGCTTTGTGACCAGCTGCCGCGCCAGCATCCTCTCCACGTCGCGCTCGAGTCCCAGCAGCACGTCAGTGAATTTCTGGCCACTGGAGATGGCATTCTCGAATGCGCTGGTGAATTGCAGCCCCAGGCTCTTGACCAGGTCGGAAGTTTTCTCGGTCCCCTGTTGCACCGATTGCTGCGCTTTCTTCATGCGCAGCTCGTAATTCTGCGTTTCCTGGTCGATCAGGGCCTGCACCTGGTCGCTTTCCAGCTTCATGCCACTGATCCGGTCCAGTGAGCGCTGGTGTTCCAGCGCCAGCTGCGCCAGCACCCGCTCTTTATCGGACTGGATCAGTCCCACGTTGAGGCTCTGGTTTTCCTCGAGGAGTTTTCTTGACGAATCCTCGAATGCCTTGGCCCGCTCCACCTGGTTAGCCTGATCGATCGTGGTTTGCAGATAAGTTTTTACTGCGGGATCAAGATGGGAATAAGCATCGACCTTGTCCTGGAGTACCTGCAGATGGGATTTCTCGCCTTCTGTAAGCTCACTTACTTCTTTTATCAACTGGGCAATGTCCCGGATTTCATCCAGGTAAACCGAATCTCCTACACTGCTCGATGAAGTTTTTTTGGTGGAAGTTTTTCTGCCAGGCTTGAGGATGCTCTCAAGTACGGCATCACTCGGGGGAGCCTTCGGGATATTAGCGGAAGGTGCAGGATTCAGCCTCGACTCCAGGCCCGCTTTCTCGATACCCAGCGCTTTGAGGCGCGGAATTAGCGCCTGCGTATGCGCTGCCGTCGCCATATCCCCGGACAGGAATACATTGATTTCGGTCAGCTCGCGCTTGACCTCTTCCAGGCGATCCCGTGCCTTGGAAATGTCATCAATCCCAAATGCATGTGCTGCCAAGCCCTTCATTCCTGCCCATACGGCACTCAGCAGTCCACTTTCCCGCGCTGCGGCGCGCATCGATGCCAATATGTCATTGAGATGCGGTAAAAGAGTGGTTGCAAGGGATGCTCCAAGTCCGCTGGCGGAAAGTCTTAGTTCTGCCAGTTGGCTATTGAACAGGTTTGATTGCTTCGCCAGATCGGAAGTAATCGGATTCAGCTCCCGGCCGCGCTCGAGGAGTTTCCGTAACCCTTCCTCGCCCTCCGCGAGCAATGGCATCAAATCCTGATAAGACCCCTTCAGAACTTCATTGGCCAAAGCCATCTTGCGCGGATCGTCATCTGACATGCGGGATAGCACGCCGGCGAGCTGGATCAACACGTCCTCGGAGGTTTTGCCCGTTATGCCCAGCTTCTCCAGGTTGTCGTTATGCTCAACCATGTACTTGGAGACATTCTTGAGTCCCTTTGCCAGGCCATCCAACTTGGTATCGGATTGCGTAGTGGCAAGCTCCCAGGCGCCAAGCTGCTCTGCCGATAATCCGGTTTTTTTGGAGAGAGTCTCCATGGCATCAGCAGTCGTGATAACGTTCCTCGCAGCTCCCAATGCGCCAAGTGCGACCACCCCCATGGCTGCGGCAGTGGCCGCACCAGCTGTGGCAGCTATCCCGCCGAGACGGGACAGTACCGCATTTGATGACGAAATCTCCTGGGTCAGGTCACGCGTAATTTTCTTGGCTTCATCCGCACCCCGGCGGTAACCGGAGGGATCGGCCGTGATATCGATGTTGACGTCTTTGTCGGTCAAGAGACTATGCCCCAGTCGTTCGCCAGCATGTCGGTCTGACTGCAAAGCCACGGAACGATCTCTCCGGTCGCCGTCTTCATATCCACGTGCGCGTGATACTTGATATCCGTGCCTTCTGGGTAGATACCGAGCAATGGTGGACGATTCACTTTGAAGATACTTCCAGGAACCAGGAAGAGAAACATTCCCTTTCCATTCCAACCATCACGGGAGACTTTCTTTCCCAGTTTCAGTGCTTCAAGTGCTTGCCCAAAATCCATATCATTTGCCTTCATACATGCACTCCAGCGCGGCGCGCTCCATCAAACGAAAATCGGGGAATATGTCTCGCCTCTCTTTGCGCTTCACGCCGAGCACGGAATACACGCTCGACAGTGAGCCGTAATTCAGGCCGACCGGGCCGCTGAAAGCCATGATCCATTGCGTCATCATGTGCTTGAAGACCATGACAACGGCCCAGTTTTCCGGCCAGACCGCGAAATCCCCATCATGCACTTCGCCTTCCCATCGCAGCCCGAGCGCGGCAAGCTCTTCACTATCGCATGGCACCTGGCTGTCCGGTCCACGGACCAGCCAGCGGGCGGCCTCAATCAGTTTTTTTCCCGGGCCTTCATGAGATGATCGCTCCAGGCCGTCACGATGTCGGCAAAGGGAGCGGGATAGTTCTCCATGAGGTCGGTGAAAATTTGTGCCGATGCTTCGACTTTGACGTCAGCCTCGTCCTGTACGCTGGCGACGATATCGAGCAACGTTTCAGCGGCCGGGCGCTGGCTATCCTTAAGTCCTTCAAGCCACGCGCGAGCTGCTGACTTTCCCATATGCCTGTATTCCAGTTTCAGCATGAGCGAAGGCGCATCGCCGTGCGCGCGAATCTCCTGATCCCCCATGAAGGTCGGCGCCGGCGCGATTTTCAGCTTGGGTTCTTTCATCGGCTTCATATGGCCACGATCCTGAGTTCATCATTGCCGCTCGCTCCAGGGACCACCCGCAGGTTATATTTGGATAGCGCGCGACCGTTCAGATCCGACTCTGCGGGGGTGATGAACTGTACCGCTGGCATGTAAAGCAGCACCTTGTTGCCTGCCACTGTGCCATGTACCAGGCCCAGGCTCTGGGTGCTGTTTGCCTTCACGCTCGTCATGAATGCCACTTCCTGTGCGGCGGTCAGATCGAGCTCCAATGTGCCGCCGATCTGCCTGTTGGTGACATCGATGCTCTCCCCGCCGAGCAAGGGCGTATGAACCACATCATTGGCAAATGGCAGCTCAAGGCCACGTGAGGGGTAGCTAGTTCCGCCGGACAATGCGCCCGCTGCATAGGTGCAACCGAATGTCAGGTCACCGGTATTTGCGTCGCTGACGGACAAAGGCGTTTTCCATGCCGAGAGCGTGAGGCTGGGATTGGCCGCCGCAGTCATGTTTCCGTCCAGGCCCATGAACTTGAAAGAAAACACCGGGCGGGTGCCGATACCGGCTTTGAGCGTGCAATCGCCGCGCGCGCCGAGGAGCTTGTGTAGGACGCCTGAGCGGTAATAATAAATCGTCAGTGATTCCTGTGAATCGGTAATGGGCGTGTAATCCGCACTTACCCCGGCGTTGAGCGTTTCAGCGAAAGCACAGGCACGCAGCAGCACTCCCCATGCTGGCGCCGTGCCGGCGGTGCCGCTGCCTGCAAGCTCCACATCGAAACTGATTTCCTTGTAAACCGTACCGATCAGCTGCTCGGAAGAACCGAAAAAGGGACGGATAAGATCCCGATCGATATTGTTTGAATTCAGCGGGTTCACAGAAAGATTGGAAATCAATACCGCATTGGCGGAGCCTGTGGGCGCCGCATCCGTAGCGTAGGTCGTTTCTATCTTTGCCAGGACGGCCGAATTGCGTGTATAGCGTGCCATGCGAGTCTCCTATGGTTGCGCCGCGATCATTGCTGCGGCTGTTCTTCCGTTCCTTCCTCCACCTGTTCTTCGGTCTCGTCCTTCGTCCATTCGCGCCGCGTGAGCGTTCCGTCTGGGTTACGAACATATGAGCCACCATTTTGCGGCTCATCCTGGCTGGGTATTTCGTTCTCCATGATTACTCTCCTGTCGATCTGACACGGGTGGACTCCCGCTCCTGCAATAGGTTGATCAGTTCTCGCTGCCGCTTCCTATCCTGAGCACAGGACTGGGCATTGGCTTGGAGGTTGGCGAGCGCTTCCCGGGGTGTAGCGGAACCGGATCCGACGGCATTTGCATCAGTTCTGGCGGAAGCGTCAGGGGTGCCGTCCGGGAACCAGGAAGCGTTGTACAGCCTGACCCAATCATCACTGAGCAGGCAGCCAGCAACAGCAGCTGGCTTCTCCTTTTCCTTGACTGTGACGCATTCTGACAGTTGGCCATCATTGACATCGTCGAACTCCTCCCGCCATTTGCGGTAATAGTTTTCTGCCTTACGTTTCCAGTCGATTGCCGCAACGGCATGTGTGGTCGCAGCCTGAGCCGCAGCCTCATAATCTTTGTCCGCCTGCTTTTTATCCTTGAGTTCTTGAGCATCGCGCCGGTCTGATTCCCTGGATACGCCCTCCCGGTAACTCCATCCGCAAAGGCCCGCAATAATCAGGACCGGTATAAGCACACGCAACGCAACGGAGATAATGGCGTCCACGATCAGCCTTCCTTCAGCGTCATATCAAACGCCACCCAGCCATAGGGGTGATCAAGCTGCTGGCTCTGGCGCCAGCTTGTCAGCGTGAGAGAACCTAGTTCCGGAGGCAAATTTCGGGTAAACGCCTTTATTTCGTCGATCATGACGCCCTCCGCGTCTTCAGTCTCGGAAGGGAGCGCTGTTTCCGCAACGGCGAGCTGCGCCACTACCAATACCCGATGCTCTCCATCCCGCGTCATGCCCCCAAGGTAGTGGCTGTAATTTCCCTCGCTGGCTGATAGAACCGTATAGATACCGCGCTTGAGCTCCAGCAGAGGACGTGCGGCAAAATCCTTCAGGTCGCGGGTGACAATACGGGACGGATACATCCCGGCCAGCGTGGATTTGATGGCATTCATGCGGATGGAGAGTGCGCTCACTTGCCGAATACCTCACGCAGGCCAGCGTCGACGCCCTCATTCAGAAGTGCGAATACCCGGCTTCTCATCTGCTCCGCGGCGGGGCGCATGAATGGCTGCGCCCGGGTACCGCGACGGCTGATCGCACGGGCGATGAGAAAGGCTCTATGTCGTGCTTCCGCACCGCTTAACCCCAGCACACGCTCCACCCAGGGTTGCAGATTTGCGGACGGAACAAAATGCGGACTGGTGCCTCCTTCAACGTAGGGCGCGTAGTTGACACCAGGTGATACCCGCCAGTGCAGGGGAGCTATGCGGGAAGCAAGAATAGAATTCGTCAGGGTACTGAATGCTTTGGGTGCGAAGGATTTGGCAGCCCGGGCGACTTCCTGCGCGCCACGTGACAGGAACCGCTCCAAGTTGCGCTCCATCACATCCGGAGCGGTTTCGAATGCCTGCTGCGCTTCCTTGCTGTCGACTCGAAATCGGATATCCATGGCGCGCCAATTTACGCAGATCAGCAAGCCAGAAACAGGGAGGATTGCGGCGGGATGAACTACCAGTTACAGATGATCAATTCAGCTCGATTGGCGCGTCCCTGCACACCACCGACGGTATATTTGATATGGGCTGATTCAGTCCTGAATTTCCCAAATGCCTGGCGCATCTCGGGAATATCGTTGACGCTGATGATTGCCTTTCCCTTGATTGACCGGGCCATCTCTGCCATACGGCCGTATTGATCGAGCTCGAATTGAACCCCGTATCCTTCGGTTCCCCAATAGGGAGGATCAAGATAAAAAAGAGTATGGGGACGATCGTACCGCTCGATGCATTCGGTCCAGTTCAAGCGCTCGATAGTGACGCGAGCGAGCCGTAAATGTGCCGCGCTGAGATCCTCTTCCAAACGCAGCAGGTTGAGCCGAGGTGGCGAGGTGGTTGCTGTACCAAGTGATTGATTTTCGATGCGAGCCCCAAAGCATAGTTTTTGCAGGTAATAAAAACGTGCCGCCCTCTGAATATCAGTGAGGGTTTCAATAGGGGTAATTTGTTGCCATCGAAATATTTCCCGGCTTGACAGTGCCCATTTGAACTGACGTATAAATTCTTCCAGGTGGCGCTGTATCACTCTGTAAAGATTAATCAACTCCCCATTGATATCGTTCAATACTTCAGCTTTGGACGGCTCCTTCATGAAGAACAGCGCAGCTGCGCCGGAGAATGGCTCGACGTAGCAGGTATGGGATGGAAATAACGGCAGGATTCGTGCAGCCAAGCGCCTTTTGCCGCCAATCCACGGGATGATGGGCAAGGATGTCATTGCGAGCCTCTTTCATGGTTATGCTAGACTCCCGCTGCCGTGTCGACAGGCGGAAAGCCTTGGCTATGGCTCACAGCTATATCCTGTGGGTTATTGTGGCCGGATTCATGCGTCAACATGGATCCGGCCGCTTTCTAAACTCTACCGCCTCCTGACTCTCAATGTCGCAGGAACAACTGGCTTATTGATGCCGGACTCGACTATGCACCGAAAATGATAGTCCGCGCCATCCACCCCACCCACTATCTGCTGCAGCACCTTGGCTCCCGATATTTGCGGATCCCCCGAGCGCATAGTGTCGGGATCGGAATCTGCACCCGAGATCACATCAACAGTGATTTCCGGATTCGCGATCGTCTGCGCGATGGCTGAAAAATCGAACGTCAGGACAATGCTTTCTTCTGGATCCTTGGATGCGAGCACGCGATCCTCTCTTAGTGAACAATGCCGGCTATATAACCGCGAGGCCTGGCAGCCGAAATAAAGCGCGAGTCGCTGGCAAAAGTAATCGATGTGCTTATTTCGCCAGTGCTGCAATCATTCGCTTGGCTCGACATCGAAACCTCCAAAATAATAGGGTCGCCCACGCCGATTGATGCGCTGCTACCTGCATTAGACTGACTTGATGACGCAGCAGCGAGAATATGAGCCTGAACAATTGCAGAAGCCGCTGCCACGTTGTCTTGAACGCTGGGGGCCGCAATGAGGGACCCGCTTATCGATATTGCCCTGCCGGTTCCTTCATTTGCTTGAGCCGCGTTTGCAGGGGTTAAGGTAATGCCTGAGCTGATCGAGATCGCCCCAGCAGAGGCTACGTTGCTTTGACTGCAATTCTCTCCCAGTACCAAGCTGGCCTGGCTTATCGCTCCTGGGCTGCTTGTGTTGCCCTGGATGCTTGAATCCCCGACCAGATTTGCCGGAGCTTCAGAAGTCTTGAAGAACCACACGCCCGGCTCATTAACGTGTGTTGCTTCCGTGCTGTCCAGCACAACGAACGCGCCCAGAGTCGGCACAAACTTCATCTTGCCGAGGACGCCATTGATATGACCGCCCCTCGGCGTCAACCCTGCCGGGTCTATCTGATAGGCTGTCCAGGTGGTCGACGCCCATCCGGTACCGGGGTCGTAAGCTGGCAGCGGGATATAGAAAACCGTGCCGGGATTCGTTCCGTTCGAATCCCACAGCCAGATGCGGTCGTTTGCATCATCGTATACCGCCCCGTACCGTGTGGCATACACAGTCGGTGTGAGAACCATCGGGAAAGGGTTGCCAAGCTCATCGATCACCTGGATCGGCGTATCGGCGGTTGACCCGGTCGCAGTTACCGGCATTACCGCGATTTCAGAGGTCTTCCCAGAGAGAGTTGCACCTTGTCGATACAGCATTCCCCGCTTGGAGTCGTGAACCATGAATCCATCGAATATGACGCTATTCGATGTGACGCCTATCTTGGTGCAAGTGTCACGTGCGGTTCCGCCTCGGATATCACCGAAGGTGTACTTGTACCAATTGGGGAAGCCAGACGCCCCGCCCATGGTGAAGTAGCACACATCAGTACCACCCTCATTCACATAGGCCGATGCACCTTGCTTATGATCGAGCGTGTCTATCGGGTAGCCGTCGACCAGATCCCGCCGGTTATGCCACCCGCCTGAACCGAGCCTCGCAACGTTATATCCAGTGCCGTTGCCCCCGCCCACCTTATTGGGGTCAGCAACATGCATGTCGAAAGCGAAAGGCCCCACATGCCGGGTTACCCGAGGATCCGCAGTCACAAGCTCGGTGAATGCGTCTCCACTGTTCGCCGCGGCGCCGCCGAACGTAACGAACACATCCTGGTTATAGAGATATTGGTTGTTGGCGTATGTGTGGCTGGATTGGGGTGCATCCTTCGAAGGAAGCAGCAGATCCGGGTCAGCTGCATCGATCTTTGTCGGAAGGCAGGCCCTGTCCCACAAGCCCGTATCTCCATTCCAGACGTAAAGCTCATCGCCAGTATAATTCGCGTGGCCACCACCCCAGAGCAGCAGGCGCGCTTTCTTCTCATCCCACCCAAAACTGGACCAGGCATAAACCACAGAGGCCTGATTGCCCGGATCTACAGCCCTATCACCCGGGAGAACGGCCGCGTCATAAAAGGAGTTCAGGTTGGCCTGAACCCATTGGTTCAGGGGTGTTGACCGGAGCAGTCCCTTGAGGCGCGAATAAGGATCGGTGGACCCAGTACCGCCCAAATTCGCTTGAACGCAATTCGCAACCGTGAGGGTTTGTACTTGTGTAATTGCACCGGCTGAACCGGCATTTCCCTGCATGCAATTCGCGCCGTGAAACGCAGTGTCTACGGTAACCGCCCCGGTCCCGCCGGCGTTTCCCTGATTGCAGCTCGATCCGGTAAGAGTTACCGGAGGCGCAGCGATCCGGAATGTAACCAGGTTCATAGACCACGGGACAGATATCCCTTGCATGTTCCAGGTCGCGGTTACCGATCCAGCCGCCCCAAGGTCCAGTAGATAAGCTTCTGCGGCATACCAGTATGGCGTGTAAGCTCCGCCGGATGGAACCGCGAATCCGCCGAGAGGACCGCGCAATGCGTCATCCGGCTGCGAGTTTGCCGTATTGATCATCACGATGCCGGTCTCGTTATTCGTCTCGGTCGTGAGGCTTCCACTCGACGGCGAGGATGATGTCCCGCTATTGCTTACCGCCGAACCGAATTCCAGTGTTCCTGAGCTGTCGCGAAGCTCGAATACGGCAATGCTCCGGGCAGAACCGCTCGACATATTTGCCGTTACGGTTAAAGAACCCGAGTTCTTCGCTATACACCACGCCTGCTGGATAGTCTCAGTAATGTCAGCATTCGTTACCTTTGAGCCCGCTATTACAAACCAGGTATTACCATCCGAGTCGGTAACGCTGCTTAGGTTGGCGCCAGTATTCCAATGAATCTCCGCATCAAGTAGATCCCCAGCAGTTGCGGTAAAGGTTACCGATCCGCTGGGGATTGATGACGGCGGGACGTACTGTACGAGCGAACGCGACATCTAGAATTTAAGTCGGCTGGCCGCTGGTGTAAGTCAGGGACGGGAAATTGATCGTGTTTCCACTGGTAACGACCTGGTCGCTCGTTTCATCCGTAACCCACAATACTTTTCCTACGTTATCGGTAAAAGCGATATGCAGGTTTGGAGTCGCACCAGATCCGGCAGATGCCGTTCCGCTCTTAGCGGTGGTCGTTAGGACTCGCGGCGCGTTGTCGGCCCCAGAAAGAGTGAAATCTCCCGATGCCATGACGACTGAGCAAATTGCATTGCCAGTCACCGTCGCGTAGCTGTCACCTGCTGCGTATGCCTTGAGCAACAGCATACGAAGTACATTGTTCTTAATCGCATTGAGGCCGCCGTCCAGGACGTCGGCGTGAGCATATTTGGCCATTTATAGCTCCTGGTAAAGGAAAAGGAGCGCCATGGCTGGCGCTCTTTATATGACCTGCCTTGGACTTAGGCTGCGGCTTGATCGGCTGCTGCCTTGGCTTGGGCCGCAAGTCTCTCATCCCGAATCTTCTTCAGATCGGCGATGGTGCCCCCATCCAGACTATCCTGAAGCCAGGCGAACTGTGCCTCGGTCATGTTGAACTTATGCCCATGAACGGCAAAAACCGTGCCATCCGCGTTGTGAGCGGTCAACGATACCCCGACCAGCAAACGACCTTCTTGAACTTTATCTTCCTGCTGCATTTTCATTTCTCCACAGTTAAGTTTTTGGGCACCATTGCCCCCTACAACGGCGGCACCTTTATTTCTCCATCGGTACCGCTTTACAACTATCCGCCCCCCTGATTTTTGCCTGAGAGCGAATCCTTCCATCCCCCAGCCCTTCTTCGGATCTGGGTTCGTAAGATGATCCTTGATGTCCTCGTGCTCTTCGCGGAAGGGACGGTCGCCCTTGCGCCAGAAGCAGGCCCCTTTGAATTCGAACACCCAATTTTTGATTGCTATCGTCGTCACACCGCGATAAGGCAAATTGTCTGGAAAGTGCCTATAGTTGAGGTAGCGTATGAGGCCAGATCCAAGACCAGTTTTCCTGTCCGGCAATACAATCCACTCAATCGTTGAGGTCCCGCTTTGCCAGTGAAAATCGATGGGAGGAACACCAACAGGGGTCATCCCGCCTTTTTCCCTTCACATATTGCCCGCTCCTCTGCCCGTCTTTTCACCAGGCCTGGAAGTACCTTTCTGCTGGGCCCATATTTGAATGCCTCGATTCGTGCGCATGCTTCGGCATACCGCTCGGAGTTGATGAGATCGATCAGGTTGGGCGGCTTTCCCGGTGCAGCTTTGCGGCAGAATGTGGGAACGCCAACGTTGTACGCCAGGCGCACGTAGGCTTCATATTCATACTGGTACAGCGGCACGGTAACGCAACGCCTGACTCCGGCGGCATAGACTCCCTCGATCTCATCCAGCAGCCTTACCAGTGAGCGCGCGGGCGTGGTTTTGTCGCCCATCCTGACGCCGGCGGTGGAGCCGAATCCGATAGTTGGCACGTCGCCGGGCACGGGAATGTAGGCCTCCTCCCGGTAGTCCTCGTGGACCGCAATTCCTACCAAGGTGGAGGCGGCCAGCACCATCATGGCAACAGTGGCGCGGGCCTGGGTCGGAGTCGGCTTGATCATCTCAACAGCGCCTCATGCTGTGCAGCACGATCCAATTATCCATGCTCCTCCAGGCACTCCAGCTGTGCCTTCACGTCACTCTTTGGATCATCGCTTTTTATACCAACGCAAGGATGGTCGGATTGCGCGGGAGCCGGAGTCATCTTTTGAATCTGCTGTTTCAGCTTCGGATGATTCTCTTGCGGAGCTGCAATATCGACGGGCGGGGAAACCGGTATGGGCTTTTGCTCACTCGGTGGGGCGGACATGGGTTTTTGCTCACTCAGTGGAACAGTACAAGCCGCCAGAATGATGGCGGCGATCAAAAATGCGTATCGCATCACCTTCTCCTTAGTAATTGATGAGCAATCCGGTCCAACTTTTCATTGAACTCGCGCATCGTTTCGCGATTTTCCTGACTCGTCTCCCTCTGATCTTGCCGGAGAGATTTGATATCATCTTCCAGCCGCTTATTCGTCTGTTCCTGATAAACCTCACCGCGCTTGATGCCTGTGAGGTCATTCTGGATCGTGTTGTATGTGGCTATCCCAGACGCCAACAATCCGCTGATGCTCAGGATGCCGCTGAGCGTAAGTGTGAAGTTGGAAGCGCCCTTGCGATGCGGCTTTTCATCTTCCACTTTTTCTCCATTTACCATTTGTCATCGCCTTTTTTATTGCACCCTGGAATCGAATTCCCGCATCAGGGCCTCGAATAAGTACGTCGGCGTGCCGTTTCGAGTTCCGCCCGAGATCCCATCCCGCATGGAAACCGGCTTGCTTGCATTCCGCGTGGCTAATTCCCGCATGGCTTCTGCCTGCGCCCGCAACAACAGTAGGCCACGATCACCCTGCGCAACCGTCGTTTCGGCTGCATCGGCGGATATGATGTGAGCCGCGAAATAATAAAATTTGTAGATCGATCCCAACATGGCAATCTGGTGTGAGGTAGGAGCCGGCAACAAATACAATTCGCGTACGCCGCCATTCACTGCCAGGCGCACGTTCGGCAAATACCCTGTCCAGGAACGTTCCCAGGGACGCGAGGTGCGGCCCACTCCCCACAATGCCGATTTGAACATCAGGATATCCACCGGGGCCGCATAAGCCTGCTGATCAGCCACCAGGGCAAGCGTCCCGAGCAGCGTGCGCGGGCGCACCCGTCCCATATCCTGCGCGGCTGCATCCAGCAGACGGCGAAAATCTCCGCCATCCTCAGCCGTGAATATCTCGGATGCATCGTGCAGGCTCTCGGATAGATCCGAGATCAGCTCCGCGCGCGACATGAGCTCAGGCATGACTAGGATTTAACTTCGGCGCGTTTGAGTATTTCTTCTGAAACGGCGCTCAGAACACCCTTGCGAGGAGAACTTGAAAGCTGCTCGAGTTCGCCGAGCCGCTCCAGATCGGTATCGGATAATCCCGGCAGAGCTGATGCCACGTCAGACACATTCGATTTCAGAAGGTCTGCCAGGGGATCGGCAGGCGGTTCTTCAGGCGACTCGACTGAAGGCGCCGGCCGCAGATTATGCGGGACCTCATGCTCGTGAAAATGCCGGGTCTCACCCGGCAGAATCATCGAAGTACCGACATAGATGGGCATGCGGGTGTTGTTGTGAACGGGGGTTTTCATGGGATACCTCATATGCTATATGACTGAAGAACCCGGCAGCTTCCGGGTTCATGCTGTTTGCATTACGATCAACGGGAGACGCGCGCGGTAGTGCTGAACAGGGCGATGGAGGTGTAAGCCCCCTTCAACTGTGTCGGCGTATGCAGCACAATAAACTGATCGCCGTACGCCTCTTTCTTGCCGGTGAAGCGGCCATTACTGTCGCGCTGATCCTGCAGCTGTCCCATGGCCCAGGGCTTCATCATCCGGTAGCGCGTCTGGCCCCGTTCGCCGATGATGATGCGCTGGTCACCCATCGCCAGGCCTGGCGCAGTGGTGCGGAAATTGGGAACATCCTTGACCCGTCCGAGATTGCCTGAACCGTCCAGATCGGTACCGTTGCGTTGGCCTATCTCGACAAAGCTGCGTGCCTGTTCGATCTGTGTGCGAACCGTGCCGGACATGAGGCCGAAATTGGCCATGTAGTAGCGGTCGGACTCGATCACATTCTTGCGCAGGCCGTAGCGGTACAGGAAACTGTCCCAGAACAGATCGGTGGCCACGGACCCTTGATCGGTATCGAATTTGTACACGTTGGTGGTGTAGCTATAGGTCGCCACGATCGCATGGGTACTGGTGTTCGGGGAAGGCACGCCGAGCTGGTTGACGAAGTGGATCTCGCCCAGGTTGTAATCCATCCAGTAATAGAGGCCGGCTGATTGTGTATTGGTACCGTCATACTCGGTTATCGTCACAGCGTTGCTCTTTACCGTGATCGGATACAGCGTGGTGCCTACCTGGTTGCCCTGCAGGTCATAAATCTTTTTCGGGCGCACAACGGGAAATTGCGCCAGAGGCCAGATGCTCTTGGTACCGTTGCCGGTGCCTGCAGCCTCATTGACCACATCGCTGGTTGCATACTGATCCGACGCATTGAGTATCTCGTTGAAGATAAAGCGTTCACCGTCCTCTCCGATAATGCGGGATGCATTCCGTGCGTTTTCCGATACGGCGTCCCAATCGAGCTGTCCGTTGCTGGTCAGGTAGCGCAACTCGTCACTCACCTCGAACGCTATTTTTTGAGGGAGCGGATAAGCGGTTTCGCTGGTTTGCTTTACCCCGGCACGCGGAATCGATCCACCTTCGTAAACCCGGGTGCTGTTGATGCCGGCGGCGCTGGTATCGCGATAGCTGTAAGGAATCAAGGCCGAGGCAGAAAAAGGCAATGTGCCGGCATTCACGAATTGCAGTCCGATCATGTTATAGAGCGCCTCGCGTATCACCGTGCGCTCGAAAATTGCCGGAACCGCGACGTCGGAAACGACTCCATCCCCGGCCGCCAGCAATTTATGCTCCGCATGCAATTGCGCGCCGTTTGCGACGTCGAACTCCGCCAGAACCTTTTCGGCAAAATCCTTGTTCACCGCCTGCAGCTGACCACCGGTATTGGAGAACCGCCGCGCGGCCGGCATGCCTGACAGGCCGAGACGCTTGTCTGCCGACTCCTGCAGGGCCTTGACCTCATTGCCGGAATCCACAGCGATATGCACTCTGCCGGCGGGCCACTGGAAACCCATGCCAGCCAGCTTTTTGGCTGCGGCAATATGATTTCCTTGGGAGATCTGCAATTCAGCCAGCTTCTTCACCTGATCCGCTGTCATTTCCGCGGTAATCAGGTCCATCGCAGTTTCTGCCAGCTCTTTCCTCGTGCCCTCATCCAAGGACGTGGCGGCGTTGATCGTATCGGTCAGCAGCTTGACGTTGCAGGCGCGTTTCTCGGAAAACTTCCTGGATTCTTCCGCCTGGCGCGCAGTCTCATCCGCCATGAGTTTTCTCACATCATCGGCGATCAATCCTCCCGCAAGATTCGGAACTTCGATCGATAGCTTGATATCCTTCTCCCCGGCTGCGCGGGCGGCGTCGATCTGCTCGCCGAGCTTCTTGCCCGATTCCGCGAAGGCATCCATCAACAGCTTCGCCTTGACCTCATCGGTCACGGGCTGCACGGCTGTCTCGAATGCGGTGAGCAACTGAACGCGCATCGGCTCGGAAAGCGCCACGATGGCGGCGAGCGCCGCACTCAGAATTTCGGATAATTTCTTATGCATGACTTGAATCTCCTGTAATAAAGTGGATTGCAATTCGGGATGAATCAGCGTGGGAACATCCCCATCGCTGGCTTCGGATAGTTGGATAGGATCGAGCCGCTTGACCACCGGGCGCGTCACCAGTCCGGCACCCATCATCACGGCGCCGTGCTTTTGTCCGCTCTCGTTGTCCTGGAAATTTTCGTTGTACTCGATCGAGCTGTAGGCGTAGCCCTTGTTCTTGATGGCATCGATGCCATAGGGAGTCCATTCCACCTGGGCACGCAATCTGTCGCCTTCCAGCTTCAGCTGCAATACCTTGCCCGCAGCGCCATTGTCGGGTTTGTGGGAAACATCGTAGAAGATGTCCTGCCCATATACGCGCTTATCGAAGTTCTCGACAATCTGCCCGAGCATATGGCGGCTGATCTCGAACTGGCCATAGCGGGAGTCGCTGAATGTGCCGGTGCGAGTCACAGTCACCCAGCTCGTCTTTTTCCCTTCCTCCAGCGTCACATGGAGTCCGGACAGGAATCTCACTGTCCCGGTTTGGTTTTCCGACAATCGGATGATTCGCAGCGATAGCATGATGACCTCCGTTGGGGTCCGTGCCGCGGGCGATCAGAGGAAGGGCGAGCGAGCCAGCTGCTGATTACCCGCGGTGGACTGATCGGGATAATCGGGTAAAGCTCAAGACATAAACAGGGAGGATCACGGCACGTAAATGCACCAATGCCTGCTATAGCTGAAGCAGCAAGGAGATAGAGATGGCGCTAACAGGGCGTTCACAGGGTTATCCACAGAAAATGTGGATGGTATGGGCAATAAAAAAGCCCGCCTCGAGCGGGCTTTTTGGCGATTGAAGTGGGATCAGGCGGGTTCGTGAAGGAGCGCCTTGCGCACGCCGAAGGGGTCGCCTGTATCGAATCCCTCCAATTCGATTTCGGCAAGCGGCACCTTGAGTGCCTTAGCCTGTGATATCGCGGCAGCCAGCACCTGGTGGCAGGCGAGTGCGTAGCCGCTTCCCGGCTTCCCCAGGCCGCGCTCCTTCGCGACATAGACCATGTTGTAGATGATCGACCAGTAATGTTGCCAATCAGCCGTTACGCGGGGTGCCGTGGGGGAAAGCTTGCCGCTGGTCGCCTGGTGCCCAGGTTTCTTGCGGCTCAGCAGGACATTCGTGTCGAATCCTTCCAATCCAATTTCCGCAAGCGGCACGTCCCACACGTCCGCCTCCGAAATTGCTGTCTCAAGTAACTGATAGCAGGCAAGGCCGTGATCTCCTCCCCGGTCTTCCAGCCCGCGCGTCTTCGCCACCCGGATCATGGCGTTCGCTATCGAGGCATAGTCATGTGCCAGCCTGGACTCTTCACTCATTCTTTCGCTCCTCCAGAATACCACGCAGGATATCGATGTGTTCCCGCTGACGCCGGATATCTTCCCTCCATCCTTCTATCAGCCCGTCCCGCTCACGCGGATCCATATCATTGTAATTCTGTGCCTTGGACAGTGGATTTGCAATCCAGTTTTCATGGGCTGAAATCTGTTTTTCGATTTTGCGTATCCCCTTCAGCAGTTGCCTCTCGCCTTGCTGGCGATAGCTTTTATACCATCCGTTATGCCTGCCTCCAGCTTTTGCGGTCTCGTACGCGGCGGCAATGACTGCTCCCTGCTTGGCACGCCCTCGAATTCCAGCCTCGAATGCCTTGGCCTTGTTGGCGCCCAATACCCCCTTGCGCTGCTCGGGGGTCAGCCGTGCCAGCGCCTGCTCCATCGTTTCCTTGCCTGCCCGGTCCGCCTCCGTGATTTCATCCTTGAATACGATTTCCACGTAGGAGAGCGTATTTGGATGGGCTGGCCATGGGCATTTTTCCCGGCTCGGATAAACCCCCGGTCCCAGTCCGTACAGATTGGCGGTGGCATGCAAGTCGCAGATATCAGGTTCAGGATGTGCTGGGGATAACAGGAAGCGCACCCCGGCAGTGTCGGGATGATCTAATGCTCCGGCGATGTAGGCTTCGCCGTGGGCCCGGTTGATCTCGGTGCGCATCAAGCGCATGGCGTTATCCATCGGGCTGCCGGTGCCGGTCAGCACGCTCGCAACCGTTTTACCGATGCGGGCGCCCTCGGCGGCCTTCATTTTATCGGCGAGTTCCATCGGCACCGACTGTCCCCGCATCAGCAGCTCACGTGCGGCCTGCACTGCACCATGGCCCTCGATGACTGCCATTTCAATTGCGTTGATCACTACGTCGCGCGCATGGCGATCGAGCCTCCATATCCGATCGGACAACTGCAGGCCATCCTCGGCTATGAAAGTGCGCACGAAACGCAGCGCCTCGTCTGATATTCGCATTGCCGCGGCTGAACTCAACATCGCCTCCGACTGCACCCCGGCGCCGGCAGCGGTCAATGGCGCGGTACCGAAGCGCGCCGCATTCTCAAGCCCATTATCAAGCAACGCATGGCGCGCGGATGCCAAAGACCTCAGCCGTTCATTCACCTGCGTCAACACGTCCTGCAGCTGGGCCAGGGCAATGTTTCCATCTCCTCCACCAGCTGCTGCAATGCGCGTGCGCAGATCGGCGGCAGCCTGCTGATAGAGTTGCTGAAGTTCCCGCAGCGCATCAGCATCGAGCCTGTCCATGGAGCGTTGCGCGGTAACGGTGGCGCGCTTGATGGCGGCTTGAACCTGCCTATCGGCCATTGTATGTCATCAAATAGCGCGGCATTGGCGTCACGTCATCCACCGCCCCGATATTCGGGGGGTTGTAGAATCGCTTGCCGTTGAAGTCTTTTCTTCCAAGATGTCTTCCGGAGCGAATAAGGCGGGGGGAGCGCGGCCGGAAATTCGAATCTAGCAGCGGATCAGCGATTATCGTGTTGGTCAAGATGGACGCACGATCCGCACTGTCATATCCATGAATGCAGTTCGTATCTCCGGTAAAGCCTGTGACGTCTGGGAAAATGTCCACTCCATATTGCCCGCGTCCTTTAAGAATATTGTTCGTTACTTCCCCGTTCTTGCAATTCGGGAAGGCAGTTATCTCTCCATTGTTGCGAATCCCTGATGGTCCCAGATTATTATTTGTCAGGGTGTTGTGGTACACCAAGATGCCGTGCGCGGAAGCCATGACGACTCCGGAAGCCTGATTTTCGTACGCAATATTTGCCTCTAAAAGATTTCTGTCTCCCAGATTGCAAGAGATCCCCGCGCCGCCGTTCCGCCAGCATTTATTCCTGCGCACGGTCGAATCGTCCGCACAATTATCCAGAGCAATGCCATGCCCTTCGACAAAAGGCGAGATAGGATCATTGATGTTTTCCCAGGCCTCGTTATCTTCAATCAAAAGGTTATAACAGCGACCCCAGAAATACCGCACATTTTGCGTTGCCGGGTTAGTGACTGAGTTCAGATTGACGTACAGATTTCCACCCGCGACCCCAAACTCTCCCGCCGCTGGGGTGGCAGGGGTGACGGTATTCTTCACCAGGCGGCCGTAGCCATTCACCCCGCTAATCACGTAATAAACGTCCGTTTGGTAGGCCGCGAGTGCGCGATACCAGACAAGCCCGGATTGCGTCCAGCCTGAGGTTGTAAATTCTTGCAGTCGATACTTCGAAGAAAGGCCGTGACCGCCTGCGGGCGCATTGAATCCATTACCCCAGAATTTGCACCTGCGAACGGTCACGTCATGAGCGCCGGCGATCAGCATCCCATGGACGGGGTTATTTCCGTACCCGCAATCCTCAAAAAGATAATCGCCAGTATCGCCAGTTGAGGTGTCCGTTCCACCAAAATGTAGGCCGGTGCCCCCGGCCCCGGGCGCCGCGTTCATAAAAAAACAACGACGAAAAGCGTGCCCCGAGTTCGGAGTTGCCCCGCTCGCGAAAAGATATAGGGTGTACGTCGCACGGTTCAGCGCGTCGAAATATTGGTCCTCCATGTCCACATAGCTCCTGCCGGACATGTTCAGGATGTAGGCGTTGTTCATCGGCCCGGAGGGCGGCGGCGTCCATATTGCGTATGGCACCTGTGAAACTCCATAGACGCCCCATTTTGTACGGTTCGTCGTGCTCGCCCCGGACCCTACCGCAACGTTCGCGCTTGAGGCGACCTGTTGCTTCCCGCGTCTAAAAAGGTATAGATCTCCCTGCGCAGCGCCCGGAAAACCGGAATTCGCAAAGGTATCGTAACTCTGCTTCGGTTTGTCCTGGCTCTTTCCTGTGTTCCCGTCGGAGCCTAAATCCGAATCGAAATACCATGTCGTCATTCTTAATCACTCACGAAGTGAAGAACTCGAAAGTATTCCAGTGTCAACACTTCGCCCGCATTCGCCCTCTGTCCTATTATCTCGACAGTAACGTTGACTGAAAAATCTATGGTGAAGGTCTGTGGGGTGCCCGATCCGGCAACGGCGTAACCGCTGTCATACGGCTGAATCTGTGATTTGAGTGAGTTGCGATTTGACAGTACAAAGAGCGGAGCCTCTCTCGTCGATGTGGTACGAGTCGCTGCGTAGACCGTGACACCGGCTATTTTGATCTTTAGAGTTTTGCTGTTCGCACTCGACGGAAACGTCCATAGCGGTTCGATCTGAAGGATAGAATTTTCACCTAGGACGCCCGCTGCGATGGTAAATGACGCCAGCGTTTCGTCAACGCTAGTAGAAGCGCAGGATAAGGGAACGGACGACCCGGCCAAAATCTCAATTGGCCGGGTAACAAACGGAATATATTTCGACGGAACCTGCTCGAGTTGCATGGCGTTACTCATAAAATCTCCTCATCTGTTTGTTATATCCGTCGCGCTCTCACCCTTGCGCCCATTGCCTGGCGTGATGCTCATCCGCGGGGGATTGGCACCACCCCCCGCGTCGGGGTATGGATCATAGTTTTTGGCTTCCGACTTCCGGCGCTGCTCTACATATGCGGGGTCATACCCGAGTTCTTCCCACACCATTCCTTGAGGCAATCCCAGGGCTTTCAGTTTCAGGCCGCGATCTGTCGTCTGAGTGGCCGTCTCTGTACGCCGCTCGGCGAAGGTGATGGTGAAATCCTCAGCATCGGGATTGATGCCTTTCAGCAGCAGGTGCAGCCGGAAGCCGGCCTCGTATCCGAAAGAAAGGGTATCCTGGAGAACATCCACCTCATCATAGTAATCTCGCTTCAGATCCTCGAGGATGTCGCGGGCAAGACCATCGGTATAACCCATCATGCCCTTGGGCAACGGCGATCCGGAAAAAAATGTATCCAGGAGATGCACTATGTCGCGGATATGGTCCAGATTCACGTCCCCTTGCACAGCCGATACGCCGCCTTCCTTGTTCATGTAATAGTCGGTCGTGATCTCGTGCTGATCCTTTTCCACCTGGGCGCGGTACTTCTCGATATCCTCCTCGGTCGCACCTTTCAGCACATGCGCCAGCCGTAGCGGGGCGCGGGTGCGGCGCCGTATGACCAGGTCTTCTTCGGTCATGGTGAGTTTGCGCCAGGTGGTGCGCGTCGCATCCATGAAGGGGCGACCAAGACTACCCAGGTCGTCGAAATTATCGGGATCGAAACGCGCGTGGAACAATTGCCAAAGCGGAAAGGTTGCCAGCTCCGTTCCGGTCATGACGTCGAACTGGATATAGGCTTTGGTCACATCCTTGAACCGTCCGGATTCATTGATATTCGGCAAGATAGTTTCGGAAGGCATGCGCACACCCGATACCACATTAAATCCTGAGTCCAGGACCCACTGAATCGGCAGATTTCCTTCCATTACCAGGCCGCGCGCGTCGGACTTGAGCTTTTCCACGCGATCCAGCTGCAGGCGGCGCTGGAAATCATCCCATTGCCGAGACAAGATATCGCTTGATTGCGCCTGCTGCATGATGAGCCCGCCCTTGATGGTGTCGCGGGCAATGCGGCTGTGTATCCGCTTGACCCGCCCATCCAGGCGGTCCATCTCCCGCACGTCCAGGATAGCCTGGCGCAGATCTGGATCCACCCACATGAGGCGGTAAAGGTATTTGATCTGATCTTCCGGAGTTGGCCTCCGCCCTATCTCGGATGTCGCTCCGGATTGAGCCGCATTTTCTTGCGGTAATCCTGGATCCTGCTTCACCAGTTTCGGAAACCACCGCTGCAGCAGATTCATGGCAAATCCTTTTTAAATATTTTCACGGTTCTGACATTCCGCCAACCATCTATCAGGCCCAGTTCCACCAGTTCCTTTATTTCGGGCACCAGCTCCGGCATATGCGTCATCACCAGCTGCCTTTTTTCTGCGACGCGCGCCTGATCGATGTCGCTCAGCGGCTGTAATACGCGTGGTGCAGGTGTATTGCTTTCAACTGGTACAGGATTTTTTATGCGTGATTCCCTGCCGGTTGCTCGAGCATATTCATTCATACCGATGCCTCCATCATGTTGCCGGGCTCGGGAACACGATCGCCCAACAGTTGCCCCCGAGATTGGGTGCGGTACCCGATTACCGCCGGCACATCTTCCGCGCCATGAGTCACCAGTGCCCACACGCTGGCGCAGGCCGCGTCGAACAGGTCATCTCCCAGTTTGGCGTTCGCCATTTTGTAACTGGCATAACTCGCCTTAGTGGCCACAGCCTTGATATTCCCCAGTTGCCGCACGAACGCCACCCAATCTGGTGATCCAGATACCGCGGCTGCGGGGGGTAGCCAAGTAGTGTTAGCGGCCTCTTTGGCTTCCGCGATATCGCGGCTATCATCGAAATAGGGGATTGCCGCCTGGCCGTTGTGGAACGTGGCCCGCAGCGCCGTAGCCATGCCATGCTTGATCATGCCTTCGAAGCGAATGGGGGAGAACGGCCATCCGGTCCAGGCGGTTGCAGTACTCTGCCCATCGCTGATCGTGCGGCGATCGATATCCGTAAGTCCGCGGGAGAATAAGCGATCGTTCAAGCTGGTAAGCATTCCCAGGCCATATGCATCTCCCATGGCGTAATCCGGACGGAAATAGTCCCATAGCCCCAGGAGGTCCATTTCTACCACCTTGTCATCCGCGCCGGCTGGCCAGCTTTTTACGAATGGGAACGTCACGTAGTTGCCGATCTGTTCGGAAACCACCAACGCCGATTTCGAGGCCGTGAGGCTCTCTCCATGCCCGCTGTGATCGTAGCCAAACGCCAGTAACCCGCGCTTCTTGTAGCGCCCGCCTGGCATAGGCTCGGCGATTTGCATACGCGCCTGCAGGCCAACGGAAATAGCCTTGCGAATGAATTTTTCCCAGATGTGGTTTTGCGCTGAGACGTTCTTGCACAGGAATTGGCGGATGAACTCTCCCTCCGGCAGCTGGGCGCGCATTTCCAGCATGAATGCCTGGTTGAGTATTCCCATTTCCATGCCCAGGTAGACATTAACGATCGGCAACAGGTGATATTGCTTGGAGTCGATCAACTGCTGGAGCACGTCGGCTCCCTTGAAAACGCCTGTTACCCGGATCTGCGGCTTGAATGAGATGGCTTTATCGGCTCCCATCCGCCGGGCGCCGCCCAGCATTGGCAGGAACCGGGAAAGCAGCCTGTCTGCCGGCATGTCGTCGATCTCCTCGATAGAGGCGTAGCTGATCGCATCGCCGTCAATCTGGCTCATGATCCCGTAGGCACTGGCCTTGCTGCCGTTTACAAACTGATATTTTGTGTCGGAGAGCTGCTCGCGGCCGCTTTTGTGGACGATATAACCTCGCAGCATCGGCGATCGCCGGATGGCGTCAGTGTGGTAATTCAGGTTGGCCTGCGCCTGCTGCAGCCGCGGCGCCACAATGCCTAGCTCCTGGGATGCCATGGTCGCGTTATGTTTGAGCGCGTGAAGCTCTTTTACTGCAGTTTTTCCGGTGCGCCGGCAGGAAACGTCGATGGTGTTGGGATTTGCATCCATCTCCAGGCATTTCAGAACCTGCACCGGGTCGAGTTCGACGTTATGCACATGCTTGTGCCATAACGCGTGATCATCCTTGTAGCGCAATAGCTCCTGCTCAGCGCGGTATGCGACGCGCGCTCGTTCGCTGGAACTGACGCGAATCACCGTTGGCCGCCGCTTTCCTGCTGATACTCGACCAGGATAGGATCGGTATCGGTCTGTTTATTGGCTCGCATGACTTTTTCGGCCATCGACTCGAGTATCTGCATGGTGCGTTGCCGGTAAGCATCCACACCCTCCCGGGATTCCTGTTCATGGGCAAGGCGGCCTACCTCCTGGTCTTCAGACTCGATAACTTTCTGGGTCATCCCCATATCAGCCAGGGACAGATTGGCGCGGGTGAGCAACTCGCCGAGAGGCCGAAATAAAGGGTGAGCGGATATATCCTTGATGATTTTGCGATCGCCATGCTCATCAATGTATTCCGCGATCACTAATCTCTGGCTTTCCTTATCTATGTACCATTGCGGGGCCTCGATCTTTACGCCATCCCCTACAATCGTTTGGATAATCTGCTGCACCACGGCCAGGACCGACGCCTGAAGATCGGAATAAATACCCATCAAATGCTTGGGATTGCGCTGCTCGAAGGCGGCGTGATGCAGCATGAACAATTCAGTTTTTTTAACGCAAGCAGGCTGCGAGGCACAAAAAATGCGATTGACATCGCACGTCACGCAAAAGGCGTAACCATCAGGCTTGGCAGGGAAATAAGTTGCGGTGCGGGCCGATAGCCCATGTTTCATCGCGTTGAAGCGCGTGCGCTGTGATTCTTCTTTGGTAGGATGCCCTTCCAGGTTAGCGGCTGTTGCCGCCTTCCCTTCTTCCGTACGTGGGCCGGTGGCATTCGCCCAGGCCTTCATCAGGCCCTTTTCCCAACCCACCTGCTCGCATTCCGTGCCGCAATGCGGGCACTCGCCGTGATAGGTGAAAGGGTGATGTGTCAGATCAGGAGTATCTTCAATACGTGACGGCTCAGCCTTGAACGTGCGATAGCACGGCGAGCAGTAAAAGGTAATCTCTGAAAGGGGCTTGGAGCGGTCTATAGCCATGGTGCGCAGTATTGCGTATCACGGCAAGCCAGAAACAGGGAGGATTGCGGCGTTCAATCGTTACGCCGCGCGCTTTAGAAAGCG